AATAATTCAGCTTCTAATTCATTTTGTATTGAAGATTCAAAATTAAGTATTTGACCTGCAATGTTTTCTACTTGTTGGAGATTCATTCCTAAAGCTTTTGCTTGAGCAACGGCCTCAGCTATAGCTGCTGGGTTTTTACCTAAAGATAAAGTTGTAGCAGCTGATACATCTTTTATACTTTTAAGAATATCTTTTTCATTAAGTAAAACTCCATTATTTATTCCTGTTAATTTAGCTTGAGCTAATATTTCTCCAGTAGCATCCTCTAAACTTTTATTAGTACCTATTACTAATTTTTGAGCTCCTAATAATTCTTCATTAGTAAGACCAGCTGTGGTTCTAAGTTTAGTAAATGTTTTTAAATTTTCATCATTTAACTTAACATTAGTACCTAAAGCACTATTTATAGCCATTGAGGATTCAGCTAAACCTTTTGATGTAACAAATAAATCATTTGAAAGAAGAGCTGCTGATGAAAGTTCTTGTCTATAAGCAAGAGATTCTTGATATGACATATTCATATTTCGAGCTAATGCTTCAGAATCTTTATCTAAGTTTTTAAACACACCTATGGCACTTACCATAGTTAATTGGAATAGATTTGCAGCAGTTACTTGCTTAGCTATGTTTTCTCCTACTCTTTTAGTAACTGCTTGCATTGCTTGGAAAGATTTTACTCCTCCCTTAGTTTTATTATCTAATTTTTGCAAATCAGCTTCTGCTTGAGTTATAGCTTCAGATAATCCTAAATCTGGGATACCTATTTTTTGTAAAGCTGATCCAAGACCTTGAACTGCTTTAGGAAGAAGTCCCATAGCTTTTGCAATTCTTTCTTCTTGTTCTATTCTTTTTTGAGCTTTATCTATTATAGTTTGTAAAGGACTTTCCTGATCCTCTATAAGTTTTATAGCTGCTCTTTGTTCATCATTTAAATCTTCATATTGCTTTGTATGTACTGCAACTTTTCCATTTACATCTTTCCATAAATTATCATACCCTGTGAGATCTTTGGCTGCTTGTATTGCAGCAGATTTTTCTTGTGCAGCTCTTTCTTTTATTTTCTCTAATTGTTTTTTGCTAAGACGATTTATTCCTTCTTCTTCAAATCTTAATTTTTGAGCTTCACTAAGTACTCCTTTTAAACCTTTAGCTAATTGTTTAGAAGCATCAAATGCTTTTGGATTTATTTCTTTAGCAATAGCTTGAATTTGGGAAAATACATCCCCAAAAGATTGATTTATGTTTTCTAAACGAGCATCTAATCCATCTAGAGATGCATTTAATCTATCAAATTCTTTATCTATATCTTGTACAGAAGAAACACTTTTTTCAAAAGGATTAGAATCCCCTAATGAATTATAGCGTTTTTCAATTTTCGCTAGTAAATCATTTATATCTTTAAGAGTTTTTGCGTTTTTAGACATCTAAAGCATTTATTATAAATACTAAAAAATACTACTTTTTAGATTTTCGAGTAGTATAAGAAGAATTTTTAGATTGTTGAAATGCTTTTTTCATATGATCAGGGATAGGATCTCCTATATTAGCTGATGTTGAATTTTGACTTTTATTTGCTTTTTCTTCTGCTTTTTGCTTTTCTTGGAAATATTTTTGAATTTCATTAAAAGTATAATTTCTTAACCAAATAGGTAAATTATATATTGTATGATAATCATAACCACCATTACCATGAAATATAATTTCATTAATGTGCTTAAATAAATTTACCCTAAATAATGGAGCCACTTCCATATTCAGGCCAAAAAAAGTCAAGCCCTAAAGGCACACGGACCTCCTCACCGCTATCTAATATAGTGGATAAATTTAAATCAGGTTGTATATTTCTTATATACTCTCTTAATGCCCTTGAGTCTATAGCTAATAAATAATTATCAACAAAATCCCTAACTGTTTTAGATTCATATTCCCCATTTACAGAAGTTATAATATATTTTAATCTAGTTGATAATTCAGGTGGATTTTTTTGCATCTTTTTTAACCCCTCAAGCTCTCTATTAATTTTAGATTCGTCATGACCTGTTAATATTTTAAAAGTAATTTCAGTACCTGTATTAGGAAGTTTAAAATTAAATTCATTTTTACCTTCTTTTATTAAAGAAACATCAAAAGGTTTATTTTCTAAAGTTGTTAAATCAATTGTATAACTTTCATTTTTAATTTTTACTTCATAATTTTTACCATATCCTAAAATACGAGTTGCTACGTAAATTGCATTTTTGTCTCCTACAACTAAATCTTTTGCATCAGCCCCTATTAATACGGATTCTAATAGTTTATCTAAAACTATTCCTTTTTCAATATAGGATTGATTTGATAAAATATCTTCTTCTTTGGCAGTCATATATTTTATTTCTACTTTACCTTCAGATAAAGGATTATCTTTAGGATATATTAAACCTTTTGATGGTAATTCTACTGTTTCAGTTGGAAATTTAAATTCACTCATAATCTTAATTTATAAAACTTTATTATAAATATTAAAATAAAAAAAGAGCTTGACATAGCCAAACTCTCTTTAAAAAAATATTTAAAATTTCTTAGAAATTTAATACTGCATAATCAATTGCAACTGTAATTTGAATATTTACTGCTGTATCTACAGTATCCCAATTGTATTCTCCAAAATTAGTAGATGTAATAAATGCACCTTTTAATACCCATTCTGAAACTATGTCTCCTACTGGACCTAAAACGTTAATTCTTAAATCTTTTTTATAGAAATCAGAATAACCATCTCTACCTGTTACTGATTCGTGTCCTAATCTAACCCATTCCATGGTTGCTTGTGCACCTGAAGGAGTAATTGGATCAAACAACGTTAATGTAACATCTTGCCATACTGATTTACCCTTAACTTTTCTTTCAATGTTCATGTGGTTAAGAGTTACTACTCCTTGGTTTAATGTTACAGCACTGACACCTTTTAAAATGTAGCTTGGCATCCCATCCATGTATAGGATAAACCTATTCGCCTGTTTGGGTTCAAACGCTGTATAAAATATTTCATTGGGATTTATTACTGCCATTTTTTACTGTTTATTTCTTGTTATAAATATCTAATTCTTTAATTTTTATGCTGGGAAAGTAGCTCCAGTTGGTAATATGTTGAAATCTAAGTAGATAAATTCAGCTGTTTTAGTTGGTTGAATAAATATTTGCCCAATTAATTGATTTCTATCTATAACATCTGGTGTGTTATTACTTTCATCCATTACTACTTTAAAAGCATATAATCCTTGTCTCTGTTGCACACTTTCTAAGTACGGATTAACTTGACTTAAGAAATTATTTCTAGTAGCTATGGTATTAGCTTCAAATACTAAATTATCTGCTATTTGAGAAATGTAATTTTTAAGAGCAATTAATAATCTTCTAACATTTACTCTATCTAAAGCACTAGCTTTTTTCTGTAATGTTTTTTGTCCAAATACTACTACTCCTGTGTTAGGGAATGTAGCTATTGGGTTAATATTTGAACCATATAGAGTATCTCTATTACCATTAGTTAATTTTCTTTCTGCTCTAATTACAGTTCCTAACCCACCTCTGTTTAATCCAGCTGGTGCAAACCATGCTTCTCCTGCTCTATCATTAAATGCATATACACCTGGCATCATTGTTGAAGCTGGTACCCAAACTTGACCTCCTAAATCTGGATCAATAGTTTGTAACCAAGGCCAATATGTAGCTGCATATGAAGTATCTCTTCCACCTGCTTGAGAAGTTACTGTGTTAATTCCTATTCCATATTTTACTAAATCTATTATTGCTATATTATCACCTCTAAATGAAGCATTATTAACCATTGTAGATAATGGTGAAGCATAGTCTGAATTATATAACCCAGGGGCAGTAATTACATTATATCTATAAGCATCTCTATTAGCCAGTAATTGTAAAGGAATAGAATAACTATCTGCTGTTAACCCTTGAGTATTTGTACCATTAATATTTTCATAGAAGTTAGATTCTATACCTACAAATGGAGTACCTACAGCTCCTGTAAATGAACCAGATCCTGCTAATGGAATAGATGTAGTGTATTGAGCTTTTGCATCTCCATTATTATCAAAATAATTTAAAGTTTTTGCTGCTACAGATTTTACTCTTACAAAATTACTTAATGTATTATAAGTTCCAGCATTAGCAACATAATATTCGCCGGTTCCAGCATCTTCAGTAACTGTTTGTTTTGAATTACCAATTACTTTTTCAATATAATTATTTGAATTTGGATCTAATGATAAATCTGTCCAAGTTTCTAATATTGTTTTAGAAGTTTGTGTATCATCACCTCTTCTAATTAATAAGTTAAATGTTCCAGAAGATGTGTTTGGAGATGCTATTTCCCATCTAATATTATCTTTAGTACCATTTGTTAAAGTACCATTACTTCCTGTAGCTGTTCCACTATTTGCTATTGCACCTTCACTTAATGTTTCTAATACAAATGCTACTTCATTAGTTATGTTAGCATCAACTAAAGTAAGCGTTAAATCAGTACCACCTGCCTGATCTGCACCTAATGATTGAGAAGTAAAAGTTAATATATCTCCAACTGCAAATGTGCCCGAAGCTGTTAAAGATGAAATTGAAGTTATACTACCTGAACTAGCTAATACAAATGAAACTGCTATAAAAAAGTATTTTATTTTCATGATTAAA